CTCGTACTCCCCGGACAGCATGTTCAGCGCCTACGGCAAAGTGGTGAAGCTGGGAACGCAGGAAGCCGACATCCTCGGCGAGAAAAAGACACAGCTCACCGCCATCGTGGACGTGAACGACTCTATCGTCGCAATGCAAAAGGCAGGAAAGAAGGCATTCGCGTCAATCGAGATCGCCGAAAACTTTCTGGGCAAAGGCATCGCTTATCTGAGCGGCCTTGCATTCACAGACATGCCGGCATCTGTCGGCACGGAGTCGATGAAGTTCTCTGCCAATAAGCAGAACGTTTACTCGTTCAAAGACGAAGTCGAAGTCATCTTTGAATCCGAAATCAAACAGGACAAAGCAGGCGAAGGCCTGTTCAGCAAAGTGATGAGCTTACTGAACGGTAAAGACAAGAACGACGAGGCGCGCTTCTCCTATGTTTGCAAGGCAGTCTAAGCCATAAAAAAAAAAAAAAAAGACCTGCTGGGTAAATTCTCCGAGAGCGAAAAACAGGCAAAGACATTCGCCGACCTAAGTGCAGAGATCACCGCACTGACAAAGAAAAATGCCGAGAACGAAGCTTCGCTTAAGACACTAACCGAGACCGTTGAAAAGTTTTCAAAAGAGCCAAATGGCACAGTTCAACGCCCATCCGCCACAGGTGGAAAAACCCAAGCGAATACCGACTGCTAATACCCACTTAACTTAACGACACTGGAGCAACCATGCGTAACGAAACCCGTATCAAATTTAACGAATACACCGCACAACTAGCAGTGTTGAACGGCGTTCCATCCGTACTAGAAAAGTTCGTCATTGCACCGACGATCCAACAAAAATTGGAAGAGCGCATCCAACTCTCCAGTGCATTCCTGCAAGCCATCAACGTCATCGGCGTGATGGAACAGGAAGGCGAGAAGCTGGGCATGGATGCAGCCGGAACCATCGCTGGTCGCACCAACACCACCGCCAACGACCGTACACCGCGCGAGATGCACGCGCTGGAATCCAACAAATACCGTTGTGAGAAGACAGAGTTCGACACCCTGATCAAATACGCAGTGCTGGACGCATGGGCAAAATTCCCTGAGTTCCAAACTAAGCTGCGCGACCTGATCGTGAAGCGTCAGGCACTTGACCGCATCATGATCGGCTTTAACGGCACATCCGTTGCGGCCACCACAGACCGCGCTGTCAACACACTATTGCAAGACGTTAACAAGGGCTGGTTGCAGCACTTCCGTGAGCAAGCTGCTGCCCGCGTTATGCATGAAGTCGTCGCTGCATCTAACGTAGTTAACGTTGGTGCGACTGGTGACTATAAAAATCTAGACGCACTGGTACTTGATGCCCGTAATAACTTAGTGCATGAGACATTCCGCCAAGATCCAGAGCTGGTAGTGATCTGCGGAACTGCACTGATGGCCGACAAGTACTTCCCTATCGTCAACCAGAGTCAGCGTCCTGAAGACATGCTGGTAATGGATATGCTGATGAGTCAGAAGCGCATCGGTGGCTTGCCCGGCATTCAAGTTCCGTTCATCCCAGAGGACACGCTGATGATTACGCCGCTGAAGAACTTGTCGATCTACTGGCAAGAAGGTTCGCGCCGTCGCACTGTTTTGGATAACGCAAAGCGTGACCAGATCGAGAACTACGAGTCGAGCAATGAAGCCTACGTGGTAGAAGATTTCCGCGCTGGCTGCGTTGTCGAAAACATCGTTCAGGTTTAAGCATGAGCAGCCCAGCCCGCAAACACTTCCAGCGCCTCTCGGCAGAGTCTTCTAAAGCTGCCGAGGCTGAAACACCTCGCGATGCCAACGGCTACGAGCTGATGCTCTACAAGCTGGCACAGGACAAACGCCGCCTACACGATATTCAGTCCATGGAAACCCGTGCCGTGGTCAAGCGCGAACTGTTGCCGGAGTACGAGCCTTGGGTAGAAGGTGTGCTCAAAGGCGCGCAGGGCGTGCAAGACGATGTGCTGATGACCGTGATGCTGTGGCGTATCGATGCTGGCGATTTTATGGGCGCGCTGGAAATCGCACGCTATGCCATCGCCAACAAGCTCTCCATGCCTGATCAATACAAACGCAATACCGCCACGCTGATCGCTGAAGAAATGGCAGAAGCGGCCATCAAAGCATACGACAGCGGGGTGGCCTTCAACGTCGAGCCGTTGCAGATCGCTGAAGAGATCACCGCTGAATCAGACATGCCGGATGAAGTTCGCGCCAAGCTTTACAAAGCCATCGGCTATTGCTTAAGCAAAGAAAAAAGCCTGATCGTTAAAGCAATAGAGACGCTCAAGCGTGCATTTTCTTTGCACGACAAAGTGGGTGTGAAGAAAGATATCGAAAAGCTCGAACGTGAGCTGAAGAACTCGACCGACGCCAACGGCGGCGGTTGAAACAAGGCGGACCCCGCACCGGGCGGCGAAGATGTTTGAGAGCGGACTGGTCTCCACCTCGAAAACCTCTTCTCACCGCCCTCTTCTTTTTTAAGGACGGCGCATGAGCTTCATCGCAAAGGCAGACGCGGCACCGGAGACAGCCATCACCAATGATGGTTTTTTCCCTAATATCGACCCTGTAAATGCTCGCGAAGAACTGCGCCTTGACGGAACTGTCACTGCCGCGCGCCTGCGTAGCGCCTTGATCGACGCGATCACCACAGCAAACGACGAGCTGGACACATGGAAGGCCACACAGATCGCCGCAGGCAGCGCAACCCTTGCCGACGTACCAGCCAAACAGATCGACGGTGCCAGCGTGCATCTGCACCGCTACAAGCGCGCAGTCTACGCACTAACCAAAGCCAATCTCACAGAACGCTATCGAGACTTCGACAGCACTGCGGCTGGCAATAAGAACGCCGACCAGATGGAGACGCCCATCGATGACTATCGACGCGATGCGCGCTGGGCGCTCAATGACATTCTCGGCATTGGCCGCACCACTGTGGAGCTAATTTAAATGGCTACCGTACGCGCCAACCAAGGTGAGACCGTCGATCAGATCTGCTACCGCTACTACGGATGCACATCAGGCGTCACCGAAGCCGTATTCGAAGCTAACCCCGGCATCGCCAACCATGTGCCGTTTCTGCCGATGGGCTTAGAGATCGTCATGCCAGACGTGACATCACAAACACAACAAGCACTCATTCAACTTTGGGATTAACTATGAACGAGCAAATCGTCGCACTTAAAACAGGACTAGGGCCAGCCATCGTCGGCGCTATTTCATTCTTATTCGGCGTGCCTGTCGCGGTATTGATCGCCGCCTTTGCCGGTTCTTGGATGGCCGTTGCTATCGGTGAAAAAACGACCTTCTAAAAATCATCGCTCCCGATTCTCTCTGGCACCGTCGTCGCAGGCTACTTACCCCCAGGTGCGCTCTACTTCCTCGGCGAGATGCCACAACGCCCCGCCGCCGCTTTGCTCGGATTTTTTGCAGTCCACAAAGACAGCCGTGAATGGCTCATTGAAAAGGTGAAATCATGGTTCAACAGATAATCATAATTCTGCTGGGGATCTATCTTCTCGGCGAGGCCATCTCAGCCGCCGCGCTGATGGAGGGCGGCGACAAGCTCAGCCGATTGGGAAAATACCTGATGGTCGTCATCTGCGCCCTCTGGCTCATCTTTGAATCAAACCATGTCGACTTCATGCATCTGGCAATGGCGTTCACTCTAGCCCTATTCCTCTGGCCGAAGATGCTCAAACGTATCGACCATATGTTCAACGTACTAATTGGAGACTGACATGAAAAATGGAGACACCGGAGACGCAGTGCGCCTCATGCAATTACAACTTATCAAAGCGGGTTTAAAAGTGTTGGCTGATGGCTGGTTTGGTGACACCACAGAAGCCGCAGTCAAAGCCTTCCAGCATAACGTTGGACTAGTTGAAGATGGAATCGTAGGCATCAAGACATTGGAGCTTCTCCGCTCTGCCAAACCAAACAACCGCTTCCTTGGCCATGCTGATCTTGAGCGCGCTGCAGCCATGCTAGACATACCTGTTTCCTATGTTTGCGCAGTTAATGAGGTCGAGAGCCGTGGGCATGGCTTCTTCCAAGATTTCAAACCGGTGATTCTGTTTGAGCGCCATGTGATGTACCAGCGCTTGATCGCCAACGGCCTTGATGCAGACGCCCTCTCGAAAAAATTTCCCGGCGTGGTCAACAAAGCGCGCGGTGGATACATAGGCGGCGTAGCAGAGCACACAAGGCTCGCGGCGGCCAAGGGCGTGGACTTTATCAGTGCAATTGAATCCGCGAGCTGGGGACTATTCCAGATCATGGGCTACCACTGGCAAGAGCTCGGCTATGGTAGCGCACAGGAATTCGTCACCGCCATGCAGACCAGCGAAGCCGAGCAGCTTGAAGCCTTCGTCCGCCTCATCAAGGCCGATGCTGAGTTGCACAAGGCCCTCAAGAGCAGGAAGTGGGCAGATTTCGCCAAACGCTACAACGGCCCAGCCTACAAAGAGAACCTGTACGACGTGAAGCTAGCCCGTGCATTTGAACGCTATCAACCCGAGAAGGAGGCAGCATGAATTTCATCCGTAAAAACTTTCAGCTCATCATCGCGGCCATCGTCGTAGCTTTCACCGTCGCGTGGTTTGCACATGATCGCAAACCAGATCCGCAAACAGGCCAGACCATCATCGCGCCACAAGCCAAAGAAGTAAAAGAGCTTCCCAAGGTTCCGGCAAAGATGACGAAGCCGATCAAGGTTTACAGCGGCGGTGCGGCGACCAAAGAAGTGCTGAGTCTGCCGGATGCTGTAGTTCAAGACGATAAACAGCAGGTGATCGAGAGCAGCAAGATCGAAAGCGAACAGCCCGTCACGGTCACTACTGTCGTGAATACCGAGACCGGTGATAGCAAGACATTCATCCGCACGGATCCAAAGCCTTGGTTGGCATGGGACGATCACGGTGGTGCAGGCATCTATGCCGGTTATAAAAACGGTGAGCTCGCATTGCGAATGCAAGCGCATCAGGAACTGTTCCGCATCAAGGACGTTCATATCGGATTGCAGGGAAGCCTAGATCAGCGCATGAATCAGGCTGCGCAGCCGGATACCTATGTCGGTATCGGTGCCGAATATCGGTGGTGACATGATGCTTGAGCCAATAGATGCGCTTAAAAAACACTGCGTACAAAAAAACTGTTTATGTCTTGCAGATGGCTGCATGGCATGGAGATTTGAGAGGGTAAGCGTTCCAGTGAAAATAAGCGAGCCACCAATAACTAAACTAACAAGTCGTGGATATTGTGGATTGGCAGGTAAGCCATGAAAAAGCTTGAAAGCCTGCGCAAATACCTTTCTGACAGCATCCCTGAGCTTAAGCGTGATGCCGACAGCCTTATTGTTTTTGCGAACAATGGCAGAGTTGTAAGCACGGTCACCGAATCATTATGTTTCGTTTATTACTATCAGGGCGAATGCATCATCACCGACTATAACGGCTCATCCGATGACATCATGATCGCGCTGTTGGCCTGGGCGCGCGTTAATCAACCAGAATTATTGATGCAGACCGAAAACGGCATTTCATTCGAGGCAGAAATACTCAGCCACGACACTGCCGATATCTCAATTAAACTCGACCTCAGCGAACGTGTACTGGTGCAGATGGTTGATGGCCAGCGCGTCATCACTCACTTGGACGAGCCGCAGTTACCCGATCTGACAGGACCAACCGGCTGGGCAATAATCGCACCCGGCTTGCCAGAGACGCCGTGAGCGAACTCGCCCCTTTCGAAGCCTACCTCTCCGGGCTGATTAAAAATTTAGAGCCTACCGCGCAGCGCACCCTTGCCAGAGATATCGCCAAGCGTCTGCGCGAGAGCCAGTCAAAGCGCATTGGCCTGCAACTCAACCCGGATGGATCTGCCTACGAGCCGCGCAAGCCACAGTTGCGCCTGCGAAATAAAAAGGGAAAAGTGCGCAGGACCATGTTTGCGAAACTCAAACAGACAAAGTACCTCAAGGCCAGTGCCACATCCTCAAGCGCCATCGTCTCATTCACACGGCAAGTTGAGCGCATCGCCCAAGTCCACCAGTATGGTTTGCGCGACAAGGTGAACAAACGCAGAAGCGATCTTGAGGTCAAATATCCTGAACGCCGACTGCTCGGCATCAGCAGCTCAGACGAAGAGATGATCCGCGATCTTGTCATTGATCAGCTTGCGCGCTGATTGTTGGTTTCATAAAAAAACAAACACACCCAACTTCAACACGTTTGCTCATGCCGTTATATACGGCATATGAATACTGCTCAACTATCACGCATGATTGAAAACATCGTTCGCTTGGGAACGGTGGAAGAAGTCGACCTTTCCGCACCTCTCTGCCGAATAAAGACCGGTGAGCTAATTACTGACTGGCTGCGTATGCCAAGTCAGCGCGCAGGCAACACGCGCAAGTGGAGTCCGCTAACAGTCGGCGAGCAAGTGATGATCCTCTCTCCAAGTGGCGTGCTTGAAGCGGGTGTGGTTATCCCGATGGGAATATTTTCTGACGCGATCACACCGCCGAGCAACAGCGGCGATGTGGAGATGACGCAATACCCGGACGGCGCGGTGATGTCCTACAACCATAGCACCAGTGAACTCAATATCACTGGCATCAAGATGCTCAACATCGCGGCCAGCGGTGATGTGATAGTCACCAACGATGGCGACCTGGTCGCGCATTGCAAAGGGGCCGCGAATATCACGGCAGACGGCAAAGCAACTGTTAAAGCAAACAAAATTGATCTGGATGGCGGCGGCACGCTGGATCCTATAGTCACTCAAAAATGCATCTGCTCGCTGACCGGCCTATCTCACCCGATGGCATCAACGACCGTGAAAGCGAGCGTATAAATGCCACTCTCCGCCACCGCCATACAAGCCACGCTTGAAGGCAAACTCACTGCAGCGGGTTTTGATCTCAGCAAAGGATCTGGCTCGATACTCGCCAAAGCCATCGCCGAGACCATCCACGAAGAAATCACCCAAAACGCCGTGGTCAACACCACAGGAAGCGCTGCCGCGCAGACAGGAACAATATCGTGATCGGCATGAATAAAAGCAATGGTCGACGCATCTCAGGTATCGAGCACGTCCGACAATCCATCGCGGATATCCTAACCACACCGATAGGCTCTGTAGTGATGAAGCGCGACTACGGCTCATTGCTGCCAGAGCTGATCGATCACCCGACCAACAGCGCGAATACACTGCGCTGCATGTCCGCCACGGTGATGGCCGTGAGTCAATGGGAACCGCGCGTCTCAACAAGCCGTGTTGGAATAGCCTTGGGCGAGGTCGACGGAGAGATGTTCATCGACCTCGAAGGATCGATGACCGAATCATCTGGCCGCACAACACCGCTGTCACTTAACGTATCGCTTGGTGGCTTGAGATGAGCGACCTCGACCTTTCGCTACTGCCATCGCCAGATGTTATTGAAGCACTGGATTACGAGACTATCCTCGCCCAACACAAGGCAGACATGGTCAGCATTTTTCCAGAGTGCGAAGAACTGCTAGCGCTGGAATCTGAACCGCTGGTCAAGCAACTGCGAGTATCCGCATGGCGCGAACTGCTGCTGCGCCAGCGCGTAAACGAAGCATGTCGAGCACTACTGTTGCCGTTCGCTCAAGGCGCAGACCTAGATCACATAGGCACCACTTACCACCGCACACCCCGCCTGCTGGTATCCCCCGGCAACTCAGCCGCTACACCACCAGTGCCTGCGGTGTGGGAGAGCGATGAGGACTACCTCTACCGCTGCACATTGGCACCTTCAGGTTACGCGGTAGCAGGGCCAACCAGCGCGTATGAATACCACGCACTCTCTGCATCGGGTGAAGTCAAGAACGCCTACCCGCATTCACCGATCCCCGGCACGGTTGATGTATATGTGCTCTCTACCGTAGCAGATGGAACACCGTCAGCGCCGTTGCTTGCTGCCGTCGATGCCGCGCTGCAGCCACGTACAGTCCGCCCGATGTGCGATGAAGTGATCGTTAAACCTGCAGTAATCAAGACGTATCAGATCACTGCCATTATTTACGGCTACGAAAATATTGTTGAATCGCTGGCGCTGACTACAGCCAATACCAATGCGCAGGCTTATGCCAAAGAACATCACCGCATCAGCCATTCGATATTCAAAGCAGGCATCGAGGCCGCGCTTAAAGTTTCCGGTGTATCCGATATCGTGATCACATCACCGGCAGCAAGCATCATCAATGGTGTCGGTGAAGCCGCGTATTGCACTGCCATCAACATCACCTACGGCGGCATCAGGAAATGAGCAGGCTACTTCCACCCAATTCCACCCCATTAGAACGCGCACTGGCGACAGTGTCGGAACGCATCTCAAATATCCAAGTGCCCATTGCAAATATCTGGAATGCAGCCACCTGCCCGACATCATTGCTGCCATGGCTTGCATCATCCGTTTCTGTCGATACATGGGATGAGACTTGGCCTGAAGAGATGAAACGCGCAGCCATCGCATCATCGCTTGAGATTCACCGCACAAAGGGTGTCGCTCAATCCGTGATGTCCGCACTCAGCGCAGCCGGACACCCTGATGCGCAGCTGATCGAGCGCGTCGATTGCCAGAGGCACGATGGGAAAATCACCCGCAACGGAACATACCGACGTGGAGGACCAAGCCAATGGGCCACCTTCAGCGTCACGCTTAACCGTACAACAACAATCGATTTGGCAGAGCAAGTCATTCGCAGAATCACTCATGCAAAACGGCTCTCATGTCACCTTGCAGTATTCAACTACAGACGATCAGAGATAAGGCACAACGGCGCCGTGACTCGCAATGGTGCTCATTACCGTGGAATCATTTAACAGGAGGCAATCTTGGCAGACTTAGTCGAAGTAAATAATTATGAAGGTGGAATCTATCAGCTTGAAACAACTGACGCGGTTGAAGGGGGTGCAGGTGGAATAGATAACCGTCAGGCACAGCAACTTGCAAATCGCACTGCCTACCTAAAGTTGCAAGCAGATCGCCGTGCTGCCGCATCTGCCGCAATAATTTCTGCGGCAGGGCTGGTAGTTAACGATGCCAATAATGATCAACTTCTAGAATCAATCGAGCGCCTCATCGACGCCCAATCTGGAAACTATGCACTCGACACCGGAGCAGCCAATGCTTATGTGATTGCCCTGAACCCTGCTATTGTTGCCTATGAAGATGGCATGACAGTACGCTTCAAGATCATCAATGGAAACACCGGTGCATCTACATTAAATGCGGGTGGCGGAGTAGTACCACTGGTGAATTATGCCGGTGGTGCGCTTGGGCAGGGCGATGCACCTGCTGGCAATATCGTAACGGCAACCTACATCGCAGCGGCGGCAAAGTTTTACATTACCTCGATGGTGCAGTCGCAAGGCGATGCTCGGTATGCGCAACTGGGCCAACTTACTG